ATTCTATAACTTCGCTTACAAGTTCTTCTCTCATTGTATCTAGCTTTTTTTGTTCTTTCAACTGTTCTGTATTACGCTTGCTATCTAGTTTAGCACTTTCTTGCTCTGCGTTAAATAAATCAAGATACTTTTTAATTTCTTTTCTAATTTCGGCGCTTTTCATATATCCATCAAAGGATAATGAGCGAACTTCTTGAATATCTCCACTTTCTAAAATAAACCCAACAATAGTATTAGCTTCGTCTGTTTTAACGTCTGTGATGTGTGCTGTGTACATACTTATCTTTCAAGCAATAAAACAACTGGAATTGGTGCTTCTGCTGCTGTTTGAGCATTACTTGCCGTAACAGTAATATTTTGAACCCCATCTAGCGGTACTCTCAAGGGATAGTTATTTGCATCAATAAAAGCTGCAAATGATGCGCCCTCAGCAATTGTGGCTTTGGTGTAAATAGTTGCGCCTGAACTGCTGGCGTCTTTAATCGTGATAGTGAGGGTTGTGGTGCCAACAAGAGCCGGAACGACTGCTTTAACACCTACTAGGAAGCCATATAATGCGGTGGTGTCAGCGTTGGCAGTTGTGCCGTCAGCGAGGATGGTTACTGTTTGAGTGTATCGTTTGACTGGATATTTCATAGTAGTTGTTTGCGTATAGCAGGCACTTCAAATTAGCCTATGAATAAATGATACGAGAATATTGAAAAGAAGTCAATTAGTTTTGAGGAGTTGAGGTTGAAGCTGGAGATTGTGAGCCACCGATTACTCCACCTTCTTCTATTTCTTGGGAATCTTGAACTTCTTCATCAGTTGCGCTGGCTTGGATTAACTCAAAGATTTCTGAGCGTGTCATTGTGTCATCTAGTTCAACACCTTTTGCGCGACCAAATCCCAGTAAGCGAGTTTTTGACCACTTTACGGTTGGCTCAACGCCTTCCATTGGATCTTTGTTTTCTTGTGCGGTTTCTGTAGAATCACCTTCAAGTGCTTGTGGTACTTTAGCTTCTGAATCTGATTGAGCAACACCCGCATCAATGAGAACTTGCGCCTGATATTCAGAGATACCTTGAATAACTTCACCTGCTTTATAAAGCTGTCCGTCGTGTTTTACTGAAGATTTTGCAATTAACATAGTGTAATAGTACTCAATTTATACTAGGTTGTCAAGCATTACGCTGAAGAACCCTGTTTGGTGGTTCTCTCGGTGGAGACAAAGACACAAGTCACGTCTTTGGCTGCATCTAACGCTGTATTTGGGTCAATGGTATTCCTTGAAACATCAGTTGCGTGGAAAGTTACAGTTGGTCGAGTTGTTTCAAACGTTCCTGCTGAAACGGTTACTAATATAACTTCATTGGCGTTCATAGATCGATCAAGACCAAGTGCGTCATTTATACCAACTGCAAAAGTTGCTGCTGTTCCATCTTGAACTGGATATACAATTGAAGTGACGGTTTTGAATGCTTTGACGGAAGTTTGTGCTCCGGTAGCGTTATCTGCAAATACTAATGTGTCAGAAATAACTTCACCGCGGATGTTTGTACCAGTAATAACATAATCACCAGCTTTAACGTCAGCGGTTGTGCCTCCGGGGAGTATCGTAATTTGTCGGGCAAAGTCAGGCTGTGCTGTAAAAGTTGTAACAGTTGTGATTGCTGCAGAGGTGGCTTGAGCTGTGGTTAGTCGAGTTGTAGAAAGTGCAAGTGGATCAGTCCATGCCTGTCGGCGTAGATAGCCAAAAGACGACTGTCCTTCTTGATACTTTTCCCATGGTTGTCTTGGTAAATTCATAGTTTTAGTTTCCGTATAATTGAACTAATACTCATTAACCTATAGCGTTCTTGATGAGGTAAGCAGCAACTGCTGCAACTAATTTGGCTTCGTAGTAATCGGTTGCTCGAACGAACTCAGCTTTATTCCAAGTTTCATCCCATCGATCAACGGTTCTTCCGTTAAGTAGAGTCAAAGTGTATCCAAGAGACACCTTTTTGATTCCGGGAGTTGCGGTAACGTATGCGAGAATGAAGTTTTTACCCCAGACATATCCCATCACGTCAGCTTGACCTTCGTTAGCAGTGTTTCTCATTGCTTTACCGATAAGCACCTGCTCAACACCGATAATTGCAGCGAGTAAATCTTCTGTTAGCACACGAATACTAGAGGTAGCCATTCTACCGAGCAAGTCTGGGTGGTGTTTCAGTTTAGCAAATACCTCGTAGCCCATGATCGCTGTGTTAGCGGTAACCATTGCTTCTGTTTGAATCTTTAACATTCCAGTCTCAATATCATCGAAAGGATCAGAGTTAGCAAAGTCATTCCATTGGTCAGTACCGGAAAGAGTAACATTTTGAGTAATGATTGCTGTGTCAGTCAAGATATCTGCAACTGCCTTTTCATGTCCAAGAGCTAATCTTTCAGCTACGTTTTCGGTAGCATCTGCTCTTGCGTCCATTGGAGTTGGATAGGTGTCACGGACTTCGTACTCAATACCTTCTTCGAGTGAATGCTCAAATAGTGGTCCAAAAGCTGTTTTAACCATTCCGTAGTCTACTCGTTGCGCGCGAGAGATACCTGTTCGGCGATCATTCTCAACTCGGAACTTGGATTTATCAAACGTGTAATAGAAACCTGTTCGAGATTGAACGGTAATTCTTGGGAATACCTTTTCAGCGATGAGTTCTGGATTTGAAAATCCAATGCTCATGTTTGTTAGGACTGTGTCGATGGTGTATTGATTTACTTGTGGCATATGTTTACTTTATGATAGCGCTGCAAACCTTTGTGAGCTAGGTATAAATTCGATTATGTCTCCAGCTACTCCTGCTTGAATAGCTCTACCCAATACTTCGTTTCCCACTGTAGTGGTAGCGACTGCTTTACCTGCTGCGTCTGCTGTTAAAAATGCACCTCTAGTGACAGTGCCACCAAGAACAACTTTTCCGGTTCCGCCACCTTGGCGACCGAAAACTTCTACATTCTCTCCAGATTTTGGAGTATTCATAATGACACCCAAAAGCCAGTCCGTTGCTGCGGAAGCGAGGGTTGCAGTTGCATCTCCACTCTGTTTAACAATAAAATATTGCTTTGCAGAATAGTCAGCTGCTGCTGAAAATCTTGATTGTCGTGGTCCGTCTACTGTTGTTGCCATATTTTATTTCTATTTAGAATTTAGCTCCTGTTCATATTGTAATGATAACTCTTTGTTATTTGCAAGTACCTGTTTTGTTGCTTGGATAACAGTCAATTTATCGTTAGCCTTCATTGCCTCTTTAACAAGATTACCTATTTTCTCGCTTGCTGTCAATAGCTCAGCACGAGCTGGATCGCCTTCTTCATTGGCTAGTTTAACTGGTGTGAGAGCTGAAAGGATAGAGAAAAAGTCTTTCTTCTGGGTATCGTTGCATTTCAAAGTAAACTCTAAAACTGATGCTTTCATTGCTGGCGTAATTCTTGCGCCCTCTTTAGCGATCAGGAACTTTTCACCGATTTCTTTTTCTGTCGCATCATGTCGCATTTGTTCTTGAGCTACTTTGTGATCTGATTCAATCTTGCGAAGTCTTGAAAGTTCAGAGGCCATTACAGTTTCCTCTTTGTCTTCACCTTCTCCGGGTACTTCAGGAGTTTCTGGTTTCTCAGGTACTTCTGGTGTTTCAGGTACTTCTGGTTTTGCTTCTTCGTCTAATTGGGTTTGCTGCTCGGGAGTAATACTAGCAACATTATCAGTCAAGAATTTTACTTCTTCCTCTGATCTGTCTGCTTTGGCTTTTGCGAGTATGTCGTTTGTGTTCATAGTGTTTTGGTGAGAATTTTTTTCCTCTGCTAAAAGTATTACAATTGTTTTATTGTTTGTCAAGTCGTTTGCGACCTTCCTTCCCATATTATCACTTGCAACGAGGAATGGCAATTCTTTGAACAGTGGCCTATTGGTTAAACTACCTGCAATTAGAACTGAACCATGTCTGGTTCCATGTTCTGGATCAATATAATCAAATGCCCATTCTGGTGAAAAGAGTTTGTACTCTTTATTGTCTAGTAAATCCTTTCCGTATCGAGTCCAATCAATAACGGCATATAAACCATCAGTGCCTTTATCTATTAAATCAGTTACCCAGCCCGCAGCTTTGCCACCATCGTGATCAACATCAACTGGAACTGCTTTTCTAAGTCCTGCTTTGAAGTTCTGAACCATTTGAGAGATATGCGACAAGGTTACCTGCATTGGACCGTAGAACTCTGTATTCCATTCTCCAACTGGCAATACTTGAAGCTCTGTTGGAAGCTCACCCTTGTCATCAGCTTGGATGTGAATTATTGACCTGAGGTTTTTGCCCTCAAACGCTTTATTATATTCTTTTGTCATATTTGGTTACATCCCCAAGATTGAAAAATTAAAATAGACTGCTACTAATAACAATACTCCAAAAATAAATTGTACCGCTGCTGTTACTTTTAACGGACTTGCCATTGTCACTGGAATTGCAGTAATAAAGAAATAGAGTCCGAGTAAAAATTGAATTTCGATTGCTGTCATATATTCATTGTAGCACTAAACTTTTTCACCTTTCAAGATGATCTGTATGAGACACCGGCAATTTGGGTGTGCTGGTGGGTATTCATATTCCCCATCAAAGAGTTCATCAATTGGCAGTATCTTTCCATCAAGAGGTTGGCATATCGGGCAAGCCTTGAGTGTAGCATCCCACTTTTTGCGGTCTGCCCCTACTTCTTCTGCAACTGCAACTCTCCCGGCCGAATACGCTCTGACTGATTCTGTATGTGCAATTACTTCAGCCCTACGAGGATCATCAATAACTTTACTGAGTCTATCCCTAGCCTGAGCGGTACTTTCCCCGTGTTCCAGTGAAAACTTGAGCGATGATTTAACCCTGTCGAGTGTGGTGTCTGAGAGATTGCCAGATAACTTCAATGTATGTTTGTTGAGAAAGTCTATTGCTGAATCGTTCTTTTCAGACCATCCAATATCAATTCCGGTGTCTTCCTCTGTCTGTTTACCACCTGCAACAAGTGCAAAAACCAAAGTACGAGATAAAATGTCTGCAACAGTTTTGTTTTCTGTGATCGTATCCCAGGATATGAGGTCTAAAATACTTGCCTTCTTCACAAAATCGAACGCTGACCAGTTGACGTAGTAGACTGATCTTTCTGATAGCTCTGAGAAATACTTTTTCATTTCCCTTTTGAGCGTGTTGTCTGATCTGACTATCTTGCGGAAGTTATCTTCATTTTTTTCATAGCCCGGATGATATGGCTCACCTGATAGCTGAGCTGCGTACAGTTTAGACAAAGAGTGCGACACCTGTCGTAGTTCTTGAAGTTTATTGTTTTTCATACAGGTCAATTGCCTTGTTTACTCTCTCCAAGGTATCGCTCAATTGATCGTCTGCCTTCTTTTCAGGTTTTGGCGCGTTGGCTGCGCTGTCTGATTCCCTCAAAGTATCGATATCATCTTTGAGCTTATTTATTTTGTCAGAAATACTGATCTTTTTATTAAAGATGTCTAACTGCTTTTTAGCTTGTTCTTCAGGACCAAGCTTTTTGCCTGATGCTTTCATTTCAAGCAATTCTTTCCGAACGCCATTATTGAAATCTCGCACCTCTTTGTTGAGTTTTTTGATCTCTGCTTGTTTTTGTTTAACTGCCGGGTTCACTTTCTTTTTTGCCTTCCCTTTACCCTTGCCACCTTTGCCACCAAGTTTCTTCAAGGCTTCACTGATTTTCTTTTTAGTTTCCTCAGATAACGGCTGCCCCCTGGCTCCACCTTCGAATACTTTGAACATGGCTGAACCATACCTTTTAACAAATGTTGATTCTGCCAGTTTTTCGTGAGCTTCTGCAACATCGTCAACAGTTGGGTCAGCCTCCATTGGGTTACCATCAGTGTCAAACCCAGGATTCTCTGGATCTTCTACTATCTCCCCACCGGTAACACTTGCCATTTCTGCATCAAGTTCAGCGAGCATATCATCAGCCATGGTCAGATCAACTGGCATTTCACCTGTAAACTCTGGCAAGTCCATGACATCTCTGAGTAAATCTTCAATACCGGGATCAGGCGTAATGAGCTGCATTTGAACTGCTCTTTGAAGTGATGTTGTGAGCGCGTTGATATCAACTGTACCTATTTTATCGAATCCAAGAGATGGGTACTTATCAACAATGAAGTTATAATCGACCAATTTCTTCAATACGTATCTGTTATACATCGCGGCAATATATCTGGCAGTTGCTTCAAGCGATTGCACAAAGAGCTTTGATTGATCTGCTGATAGGGCATAACTTCCAACGGTGCCACCAAGCTCAAGGAATTGTGCCAGTACGTTTTTGCTGATCTGTCTATCGTGGTGTTGAATGAGTGGCAAGAGTGGTTTTGTAGTTCCTGCTTTCATGTCAAGGAATCCTACTTCCCAGCCGTCAGGGTAAACCATGTATCCTTTTTCGTTAGCTCTGAGGTTTTCAAGCAAGACTTCCATCTTTGATTCATCTGCCGGACCAGTGACACCTGTGGCTTTTGCGTATGGCACTCCAAGACCTTGTCGTTCTGCACCAATTCCATCAATCAGATATAACTTGTCTTTCATGTACCAATGTTTGTATGCACTTCTGAGGATTGATAGACCTTCCCAGTTTTCGCCTTCTTTTTGATTGACAAAGATAACCAGCTTATCCATTGGGATTTCATAGATACCATTTACAGTCTGTTGAAGAATGCCATTGTCTTTATTTTTTAATTGCCACTGAAGAACTGTGTCTGGATATCGAGGTGAAAGTTTGCGAAGTCCAAGCTTCATGTCTGGTCGCCATTCCCAGATAATCTCGAAAGGCATTGAACCGTATACTAAATAGAGCAAGATTTCACCAAGAGTTTCTTCCCAAGTCCTCGAACCTTCCTCCATGATTTCTTTTTCAACAAACTCTGCAACTTCAACGTCTAACTTGTCATCGCTGGCTGGATCAACTCTCCAACGAGCTGAAAGAATAGGTAAAAAGATTGCGAGAAGCGTGGCTTTCACTGTTGCGTCACCCCAGCGCATTTCATCATAAATAGCTACTCTGCGCGCGCCCATGAACTTGTAGTTGTAATCTTTAGATACAATGATTCCATTGAGGGCAATACCTGCTGAATCGCCTATTTCAGTTGGTGCTTTACGTGAAGAGCTGATCTTTGGAGCTGGAACTTTTGATGTGCTTTGCTTTGGCATAAGTCAATAATAGCAGTTTAACTATATTTTTGAAAGTATCCGACAATCTTGGACGATTCCCGATTTTACTTCCAATCATTGCTACTTACGGTCAGTCCTCCAATACCTGATCTTGTAGGCGCCACAACTTGCGGCACCCAAGGTCGTTTTTCCTCAGCTGGTTTTATTGGCGGTTGTGGTCTGTTGGATATATCTGGTGGCAAGAACGACCTAGCAATTCTTTTGAATAGTTGAATAACGCCATACCGGAGAGCATCTGGTCCGTGATCGTCTTCCTTCTCTGGTTCTGTTGAATATAGTCCATTAGCAAGTAGTTTTCTTTTATAGGAAAGAACCTCAAGCCTGAGCTGTGGACATTTATCAGTTATCATCAGGCGACCTGATTTGAATAACCGCTTCACAAGATTGATACCATTATTCACTCGAAGCATTCCACTATCTTCTTGAACATTGAGGATTGGTGCACCCTTGAGCTTTCTATCTTCTATTTCGGTGAGTCCATGAGGATCAGGCACCCAACCCCGGACGCTTCCCTTTGACCCTGTGGCCTTGTCTGGTAGCTTCAAACCATAACCGGCTAGTTTATCACTGACTGAGTTCCATATTTCCTCTGTACCAAGATGATCCATATAGAGTTCATCAAAGATAACCATCCGATCCATTGCCTCTGGTATCCAACAGAAAAGCACAACGTCTGGGTGTCCTTCACCAAACCCAAAGTCCTCAAAAATGTAAACATAGCCACCTTTGCCAACTGGTGTCCATTCAACCAGCATATTATTGTCATCTGAGAAACTATCACCATAGACAACACCTTTGAGCCCTGGTCTTGAACAGACCCATTCAGTTTCCCATGTATCATCGTCAAGTGTTTTATACTTTGTGATTACGTCATCCCAGAAATAATATCCTGAGGTTTCTTCGACCATTTCACCCTTTGAGTTAGGTTCAAGCCAGCGCTTCTTTTCAAGTCCTTCTGGTAGTTGGGTTCCAAAGAGGTCATAAATCTGTTTTAACTTCTGAGGATCATCAATTGGTAATGGCTCAACTACCTCCCAAATACACCACATGTAGACTTTGGCTGATCGTTCTTTGGCTTCATCAAGCATTCTTTGCATTGGACCATTAGCAAACTTTCGAGTTGAGGTGAGAATAGTTTTTGCTTTGACACCCTTCTTTGATTGAGCCATTGAGAGTGCTTGCTGTAGAATCTGCCAGATCATCAAGTCAATTTCATCTAAAAAAACAAGTTGTGGATGAGGTGAGTTAACACCTGACATTGTACCAGTGAGGATTTGTACCTTTGATTTATTCTTCAACTCTGTGCGATTCATGGTTGTTGAAGCGATATTGTGAGCAAACGGAAAAAGTGAAGAAAAGTCTTTGAAATATTCGTACCCCTTTTGTGCTTGAAATTGAATAGCTCCCACTGTGGCTATTTCTGTTTCATCCTTGAGATATGCCATCAATGTATCAAGAACACCAAAATCAAGTGTTTTACCACCTGATCGATTTGCAACAACGACACCAAAATCTATATTGTCAAAAATGTAATCAGATATGAAGTCAAACGGTGCACAGTGGTCATGACAAATAGCGACACGAGGAATATCGAGTCTAAAGTGGTATTTGATCCAAGCGTGTAGGAGGACTTTATCCCTTCGGAGTATTATCCCCTGTAACAGTTCCTTTGGACCTGGAAGATTTTCCTGATCCATCTCCGCTTGTATCTGATTGTTGTTTATTTCTGTGGTCATAAT